TCCCATTCGGAGGGGTTATGAGTGTAATTAGATATTCCATCAGTTTAATAGGCTTGACTGTAGGATGGTTGTTACCTTCGCCACGTTCTTTCTTACTTGCTTTAGCACAGTAGAAGAACCGTGAAGCCCCGCCTGTATCGTTAAACCCTCTTTCGGTGTTAAAGTTTTTATCGCCTGTGCCATAAATATCACTATCTGTATAACCTACACCACGCATTGATTTTTTACTTTTACTTATCCCACTCTGTTCATCTAATAACCGCCCAGCTTCTTCGTCAAGTATTACGTTGGCGGGGAAACGTCCCAATTTGCTACTGGTAACGCACTCTCCAGAGTACCCTCCCTTATATACGTTCTTAGCCATCTTTTCGGTCTTCCATGTTCCCTTGCCACCTAACCGCTTATCTTCTCCCTCTTCTTGTAACTCAATCCTACAACCATCAATATTAATCGCACCCGTACCCCATTTCAGCACATTGTCAGTCATCCGCTTACTATCAATGGGTTTCTGTGCCATACAAATTGGCTCAATGGCGGGTTTTAAGCTTTGGAGCCCATAGTACCAACCAATCCACTGTTGGGCTTCGGGCGTAACAGGAGTAGTTAAAGGCAGTCCATGTGGTGTTTTTTTCAGCCCCCACTCCCCTATGTTTGATAATTCAGCAGGACTTTTATGTTTGTTAGGATTCCTGACTGAATTATCATATGTGTTATTTTTCACTCCTACAATTTTTCTGTAATTTTCCCACGCCTTTTTAAATTCTTCTCTATTAGGTTTTCTACCCAATTCTTTCGTTAATTCTTTCCTACAAGCCTGTTGGTCAAACTGCTTACTTAAATCTACAGCTTTAGGAAACCCCTCACCGCTGATCCAGCCAATCATCGGATGTATAATAAACCCCGCATCCTCTATAGCGCACACCATTCTATGGTATGTTCTGGTTCCCCCGAAGGCTAGTAAGTGTCCTCCGGGCTTTAATACCCTCAAACACTCTTTCCATAATTCCACGTTGTAAGCTATTCCGGTACTATCCCATTTCTTACCCATGAACCCTAATTCATAAGGCGGGTCGGTTACAATACTATCAACAGAATTATCATCCAGTAATTTCATACCCTCAAGACAGTCCATGTTGTAAATCCTGTTTATTTCTAACAATTAGCTACCTCCCTCCCGCAATATCCCTTCATATTTACTGATTCTGATTCATAGCCATTCTTTTTTTATACTTTTCCATCGCTAAATAAATCTTTTCATCAATCTCTGGATCTGTCCTCTTCGACCAGCAGGTTCCGAATTTCTCATATAACCAACCTGGTTCTGTTTGTATCGGACAACTTCTTCTTCTCCTGCTATATAAAGTACAATCTTGGCACATTTCAGGAACAGTTAACTCTACTGACTTTTCGCTCATTGATTCCTCACTCTCCATGTTTCCGCCACACAAAAATAATCTCTACAGGCCCGATTTGCGCCACTATATGTTTAACAGACTTTCTTTTTATCCAAAGAGAGATTCTAAAAGGCAATGCCCAATCTTTTAAATCGAAAAACACATTGCAGTGTATTTTTGATTTGCTTATCAACTTCTCTCTTCTCTGTTTTCTATCTACTGTTTTTTGTATTTTTGTTTCAACCGGTATTTTCTTTGTTTCTTGTTGATAACGAACAAGTTCTTCTTTTATCTGCTTCTCAAAATGTTCATTTGCGGATGATTCCGCAAAGTCACAAAAAGCATCTAAAAACGCATTGTATGCTTTACCAAAAATCTGCACTTCATTAGGTGTCAAGCCGCTATCTTCATAAGCAGCAAGGTGAGCAATCGCTTCTCTTACATTCTCTGGAGAGCCACCCTTGCGCAACACATATAACCCATTTCTGTTTTTATAAGTCAACCTCTCAGCCATTTTTCTTCTCTTCCTCCCTCGATAAATAATCTTTCTTACATGGTCCCTTTGCAGTTTTCCCATCTGCCTGTAGCACTAAGTGATGACAATAATTGCATTTATCGCATAGATTACCTGACACATGGATAGTAGCAGGCTTCATATTTTTTGCCCGTCCCTGCGGAACTAACTGCAATATATGGACTGTATCAGCGTTTTTTGGTATATACACCTGTCTACCTGGCATGAGACAGACGTTCGCATCCACAGTAATCTCCGGAACAACATCTGTGTTATACCTAATTTTGTCTATTGCATTTGTGTAAACCCATACATCCTCTGACAAAGACTTGCAATAACATAAAATTTCATAAAACTGAGGGTGAGCTAACGGTTCCCCGCCTGAAATATTGATTCTGTCATACTTAGTCACATCTTTAAGGAACTCTTTTATAATTTCTATATCCAAAAACACACCTTCACAGCTAGTTGAGTTTGTCGAACAATATTCGCAGTCATGCGGACAATAATTTGTAATCTCGATGGTGTACTCTTTCATCATTTTTTCACAACCTTATTTTTCTCATAATCTTCGCACCTAACCTCTATATTTGCTATGTTCGTTTTCCAAAAATCATTGCCTTTGACACAATGCCCATCCCAATTATGCCTACAGTTGTTACATTGTTCTATTAACTTCATCCTGCTCACTCCTACACAATCCTATTTCTACTATCTTCATCTGTATATCCATGTGGATACCTCTTCTTCAGTTTTTCAATGTTCTGCCATGCAATCTCACCCATATCCAGCCCAAATTTAGTTGCAATCGCATGTAAATACCATAGGCAATCGCCTATTTCTTCAGCAATCTCGTCATAAGAAAGAAAATGATGATGAAACAAGTTCTTTTTAATTTTGTTAAGCAACTCTCCTACTTCACCACTCAGCCCCATCGCATAATCAGCTAAATCCTCTTTTAGCAGTCTGCCAGGCTTCATGGTTCGTGCTGCTTGTTTTTGGTAGTCTGCAAAGTTGATGATTTTGGTCATGGAGTATCATCCTTTCTAGTTTAAAATAACGCTCTTTGCACTACAGCCATCCGGCAGCCTCTTTAATACAGAAAGCGCATCCCCCTGATACAATGCCACATCGTCATTCTCCACCCAAACCTTCACGTCAACCGCCCCCGCTTCTGTCTTTGCTGGTGTTTTTTTGCTAGTTTGTTTTTGTGGGCTTTAAAGGGGTTTATTTCTTCTTCTTTCGCTGATTTAGACTGCCTTGTATGCCAAACTATGAGGCCATACCCTGCTCCGTCATACCAATGATCGAGATCGCACTCAGCGATCACTTCCGGATTTTTCTCGTCTTCTATTAGCACCGGCAGTGTTTCAATTAGTTTTTTACAGGTAGAAAATATCTGCACTTTTGCAATCTTTTTGCCTGGAAACCGTTCTTGATCAGGATGATCAAAAGGTCTTAAATATTCATGCCAGGTAGCTTTTCTTAATTTCCTGTCGGTAATCGGCCTTACAAACCCGGTTAAACCGCCTTCCTGGTAGTAATCAATAAGCGTTTTGCCTTGCGTATCCCGCACGTGGGTAGCCCAAGCATCTAAACCTGCAGCTATGAAGGAATAAGGTTCTTCTACCTCAATCTCTTTTCCGTATTCGTCAAGCACTGTATGTGTTGATAATTCAACCACTTTTCTGGCCTGATCCGAATAACCAACCTTTTCATCTTTTGGATCTCTGGTGTATTCCCTGTAAATATAGACAATTCCATCTTCGCTTACTGCAAACCAATACCAGGCAAATGGGTCAGAGTAGCCGTTATCCACGCTGCGCCACCTTGTCCAGTGATCAGGGATGATAAACGGCTCACAAACGTGTATTTCGTGGCTAAATTCTGCAAATGCTTGTCCTTCGTATGCATCCCAATCGCCGTCTTTGTATGCCTTTCTTAGCGCTGGCGGCAGGTTTTCAAGCCGCCGGACATAGGCAGGGTCATTTTCCATGAGAACATAGTTATCATAAACTGTGGCAGGTATAAAAGCTATTGTATTCCCTGTTACTTCGTCAATAGCCCATTTTTTGCCGTAATCTGTAGGAATAATATACCGATTTTTTACCCAAAGATGTCCGATCCCGCCAGGGTTACAGGTTCCCCTAAACCTGGGAGGATAGCCCTTTGGTGAACGAAGGCAAGAAAGTAAGATCTGAATAGGCTTTTCTTCGTGCTGAGTAAGTTCGTCTACCCCTATAAAATCCATTGACCGTCCTTGATAGCTTAAAGCGTCCTCAAGGTTGCGGATATAACGAAAATATACTTTTGTGCCATTGATAAGCGTAGCAATATGCTTAGTTTCATGGTACTGATACAACTCTCTTGGTACTTTCTCTTTCCATTCCCTGATAATATTGGCTTCTAAGTCGTCATAAGTTTCTCGAAAAAGGTAAACTAAAGCCTCTGGATACTCAAGCCCATAAGCTAAAGCCTCTATTACCAGACCGCAACTCTTCCCTCCCCCTTTTGCGCCGCCGTAAACAACTTCATCGGCGCCGCAAGCATGGAAAATAGCCTGTTTTGCATTAGGTTCATAGGGAATGGTTATCTCTCTTCTACCTTCGTCCATTTTGTTATTTCCCTTCCGGCAATTCTTTTATCTCCGAATCCTTAATTTCAACATTCGTTACCTGTTTTTGGGGAATCTCCGGCCTCGGTATGTCGAAGTAAACTGTAAGCGGTTTGCCGCCCTCTGCTGTGTGCTCAACCCTATTCACGTTCTTCCAGTTCTCCCTATCCCTATTACAGAGATAGAAGATAATCGCAGTTGTATTCGGCTTCTCATACTTCTTCAACTTCACTACTTCGCCGTTTTTGTTTAGCACTTCTTCTTCATAGGTAAAGCCGGTAGCTGCCCTGTACAGCGCATTTTCTACATTCCCAACCGATACCGCATATCCCGCATCCATCGCTTCTTTCAAAGAAGGATGTTTTTCCATCCATTTCCGCAAAGTACGGGGCGTAACGCCAAACCTAGCCGCTATATTCGCCTGGGTAAGCCCCTTGCAGGCCATTTCAAAAGCTATTTCGTCAAATCGCTCTTCGTAAAAGGTTTCTTGCCCGAAGCCTGTCTTTACTACGGGCAGTTCATCTGCTCCTGGTTGCGGAGCATCGGTAACGATTCTATCTAGTCTTTTGGTCACTTTGTTTGATATTTTTCGGAGTTCTTTGCCTTGTTTTGGTTCTTTGCTTTTTGGCATGATGAAAAACCCCCTTCAGCTTTCAATCCTCAACTTTAAATATCCCTGGGTTATCCTCAATGACCTGATGCAAGACAAGTGACAATAGCGACAAACATTTGTGCTCTAACTCTAAGCCATAAATACTTTTTATCGCTTCTAATAACTCATGTAAAAATGTCTCCTTACTATCCTGTTTACTACTTGCCTTGTCGATGATAATTACTTGTTCCCTGGGACTATACTCTCCAATATGGCCTCTATCAGTTACTAAATTGTCCATCCAGCGAACCTTGACTTCATAGCCGCCTATTTTTACTTTGTCTGGTATTTTCATAATTTCTCCTTTCTTTAACCAGCATCATATAGCCGGTCTCCATTTTCCTCTTTCACTGGCGGCACTTCCTTAAACTCGATATTAAAATTAAATTTAGGGTGAAAATCACCATCGCCATCTGCAAATATTGCCACTTTTCTACTGCAACCTAGCTTTCCTAGCTTCTCTATGTATTTCAACATGCTACAAAAGTGCGGTATCCAGCGTTTTTCCATCTTTACTCTGATGATAAATTCTTGGATGTCATCATCTCTGTGTTCTCCCTCTTCCACAATGTAGTAAAACTTGCCATTGATGTATTCTCTCGACCCATCTTCTGCTTTCATAACAAGGATTCGCTTATACAAAACATGCTGCAAAATAGCACTTGCCAAGCCAATTAATAAACCAATAAGCAAACCTAAAAGAAAATCGCTCAATGTAATTCCCCCTCCCTCGTCAACTCCGGGTACATTCTCTCCAGCATCTTCGCCAGAGCAGTCCCCGGATAATCCTCATAAGCCTCTTGAACATAGCACTCCACCACGCAATACATCATATCAGGACCGATTTTCTTGCCTTTGCCTTCGATTTTTTTGCTGCAATAATGGCAGTTCACATCACTACCCCTCCACCCCCTTTTTTTCACCTCACCACCCTCCCATCAAACATCCTCTTCGCCTCATGCAGCCGCCGCAAACCCTCTTCGTCCAACCCCTGCTGCCTCTTGTCCCATAGCAGCCGCACTTCTTGTGCCGTGTAGCAGGGGATGTCCTTGAGGAAGCTTTCATTCAACGCTTGAATGTCCTCTCGCTCCTTTCCGTCCGCTAAGACTGCGATAGTATCGTCAAGAGCATCGCTCTCCAGTAGGAAAAAACCAAACCTTTCAAGCATTAGCCTGGCCTCTTCCCACATATTTTCCGGTTCAACATACTCCTTTTTCCTGAAATGCGGACCTTCCAGGTACGCAACTGCCTCTCTTTTCTGCCTTTTCAGCGCAGCGAATAGAGGGGCTGTAACCTTTTCCGGCGGCCTCTTCTCCCCTACAAATCGGTAATTTATACGGGTTTTCTCCGTTCCATCGCTACCCTGCTTCCTGATCACGGAGAATTCAAAGCCTAACCTGCGAAGTTCTCGGATCGCCCACATCGGTTTTTTACCTCCTGCTCCTTGAATTTTTTGTGCTCTGAAACGGAAAATTATGGACAAAAGCCGGTGATTTTATGCCACAAAATACCATGAAAATTCCAATAAAAGGCAGAATATTCATTCCAGAATTTGGTTTGAACAGTGAACACTTTTGAACACTTTCTCTATTTATAGAAAAACTGATCTTTTTAAGAGCAGAAACTTTTCTGAAAAAGTGTTCAAGTGTTCAAAACCCTTCATTCGCACCCCTCAAACCCTTGTGCCACAAGGCTTTCAGCGAGTGAACACTTTAGTGAACACTTTTGAACACTTGAACACTTGCGTTTTCTAAATACTGCCTTCCCAGTCATCATCTTCTATACCCTCCATTTCTTGACTATGTAAATCATTGTCAAAACTCCTATCATTTTCATTGTAATGCTCCCATTTACTGCCACAATATTCATCGCTTGTATATAGTTCACATGTTAACTTTTCCTCTTCGCTTCTCAACCCGATCCCCTTCCATATCTTCCGGCCACCCATACCACGTCCACTCGTCAATCCCCGTTCACCTAACTTCAATCCGAAACTGCATTGGCTCATTGGTTTCCTTATCCCTGCACTTTGCGCCCAGTCTAGGTATTCCTTGTACAGATCTGATGCGAAGGCTTTCATCTCTGCGCCCATGACGCAGCGGGTGTCGAAAAAGTCTTTCATTTCGTCCATTTCGTCCCTATACTGCTGCGTTGCCTCGACCACATCAACCGGCTGTCCTAATCCCTGCTGTTGCCATTCTAGGCAGCCCTGTACCGCCCAGGCAAGGATGCCTGGCAGTTCTGCCCGCAGTTTCATGTCAAAATCTGGATTTTCCTCCTTTTCTTTTTTAGTAATTGTTACCCTAAAGGGAATTAGCCGGATTCTGCGCCATATAGCGTGATCATTCCCTCTTATGATTGGTTTATGGTTGCAAGCTAAAAATATCTTCATTTTTGGCTTGTATTCAAAGTATTCCTTGAACAAAAAACGGGCTGTGATGGTATCCTGGCCTGTAACCTGCTTTACAACCGATTCAGATAGCCGCTTTCCTCTCTCTACCTCAATCGCACTCACGAACCGCACTCCCGCTAGCCGCGCAAGGTCATTTCGTACCGATTCATTCTGCCTCAATGTGAACGTATCAAAGCCTGTCTGCTTGGCATAGTCTCCTAGCATCGCTTCTATAGTTTCAAGGAATGTCGATTTTCCGTTCTCCCCTGTGCCGTAGAACAGGAAAAGTACCTGCTCCCTGGTGTTTCCTGTCAGCGCATACCCTACAGCCCGTTGCAAAAATGAAATTAGCGCTTCGTTCCCTTCCATGATGCGGTCCAGGAATGCCAACCAGGTTGGGCACTTCGCATCTGGATCATAGTGAACGGGTGCAATCTTCGTCATCATATATTCCCTGCGGTGGGGCAATAGCTCCCCTGTGCGCAGGTTTATGACGCCTGATAGGGTATTGAGCAGCCAATCGTCTTGGTCCAGTTCATCCGGTGAAACTGGTATTCCTGGTTCGCTCTCCGCAAGCTCGATCATCGCTTTCATGCGGGCTGCAGATTCGCTCCGCAATGCCCATTTCACTATATCCTTCCGTTCTCCCTCATATTCGGCTCTGCTGGCCTCTGCGTAGATACTCATGACGGTTTCCT